TCCTTCTACAATGATGTCGCCCCAATACAAAACGACTGCTTTAGCAGCGCCAGTTGCAGCATCGTCACAGTACATACAAACTCCAGGCACTCCAGCACCGGGTACTCCAGCGTTGGGAACTACGGGTACAACAAGCACAACATCGTTAACTCCACTTAGTCTTGGGCAACCAACTCCTAATGTTCCTACGGATATTACAGGCGTATACGCCCCTAACGTTGGCGAATATTTGACACGTCAAACCACAGGCACGGACGCTGAAGACGACACTGGAGACACTGGTGATGGCACTGACGATACTGCGCAGCAGCCTAGTTCACAACAACGAGATGATGGTGGAAATGATGGGCGTGAACCAACCAGCTATGCTACAACTGTTTTTGGTGGTACCTCAGAAAATGGCTTAATTCGTGGAGGCACAAAGTATGAAGTATCCTATGAGTCAAGCACCCCTTCTAAAGTTCCAGGCATTGCTGGTGCATTATTAAGTTTAGGAAATTTAGACCAGGTGCGTCTGACTGACCCTAGAACAGGGCAATCTGCGCTTATGTCTAAAGAAACTTATAATAAAATGAAAGAAAATAGAACTGACCCTGCTAATCTTTCGTTAATTAACGATATTATGGCTGGTCAGCAAGCGGTCGATTATAACTTAACACGTTCACGTGAAATAGCACCATTTAAAACCGGTGTTCAAGAAATGGGAGCTGCTTTTGGTTTAGGCAGAGCACCAGGCTCTACCAAAGCAGAACAACAAGCTGCGGCAAAAGCTATCGCAGATGATATGGGTATTGGTTACACAGGGCAATCCCTAGCTGAAATGATTGCTATGGACAAAAACTACAGCGGTCAAAAATCTCCTGTGTATACTTCTGATGCACAAGGTAATCTTGTTCTTGATACGCGCTATAGCACCGGCCCAACTGGTACGACTGCCGCAGAAACTATTGCTGGCGCTGGCCAATTCAGTGGCACCCCTGCTGCCCCTGTAGCAGTTGATAGGTACACTGGACCGTACACTGAACCTACCTTAGGTTTAGGCGCCCCATCCTTTGGCGTAGGGACAAGACCACAAACACCAGAAGATATTACTTTTTCCCCAAGTGATGTAAAGCAAATGCAGGCAGGCATCAATCGGTATAATGACATCCGTAATGATTTAATACGACAAGGCGTTGATGCAAATATTGCAAATCTCCAAGCCCAAAGACAAACTGCTATAGAAAGAACGCAAGCAAGAGGTACTGTCGATAATCAGATGCAAGATGCTGGTTTTACATCTATTTCTGGTGCTGGAACCCGCGGATTTGAAACTCGCGGAGAAAGAGCGGCATACGAAGCAGGCCTAGACAGAAGCGCCGGCGCTATTGATGACGAAATGGGCGATGTTGAAACAATATCAGGACAAGGTTTTGGTTCTGACTTTGCTAAAGAAGATGCAAATGTTGGCGGATACTCGCGTGGGCCTTCTGTTTCATCTGGCGGAAGTTACGCGGATAACAAAGCTGCAGCTGATTCCGCTGCACAAGACCAAACAGGAAGTTCTACCGCGTCTGCAGTTACCGATAAAGACGGTAATGCAGTTACATCTGGTGACGGAAGTATTGTTACTAACGACCCACAGAAAGACAATTCTGGTGGCGGTAGCACCGGCGGTGGATGTGTTATTGCTACGCATGCTGTTGCTAATGGAGGGTTTTCTCCAGATGTTAAACGTGAAGCAGTTCGCTGGTGCGTTAAAAACTTGCATCGTAAATGGTATGGTGAGGCAATTCGCCGCGGATATCGGTATCATGGCAACAAAGCCATTGCTTACGGCCGTGCCCATAATCACTACGAAGAATTTAAAGATTATGTAGATTTTGCTACTGGCAAAAAGCGTAACTTTAAAAACCTTGGTACTTTTGTTTATAGAACAATACAGTTTTTTATCACTGGACTTTTTGTTTAAAACATGGTATCATTATCCCACAGTTTTAAATAACTGTAGCTGGCTACCCATCACCCCATTTGGCTACTGGTGGCCCCGTCAAGGAGAATGTTATGGCTGAAGTAGCTGTAAAACAAGAAATTAAAACTACCCCGATTAAATACAAAAAAGACCGTTCCAATGAAGATGCAGAACTGCAGCGACTAGAAGAAGAACGTGCAAGTTTGCTACAGGAACAACTAGATGACACCGCAGATAAAGAAGAAACTGCAAGTCTTCAGCCTGAAGAAAAAACATTTAAAAAACGTTACGGCGATTTACGCCGGCATGCTCAGCAAAAAGAAGAGCAACTAAAAGAACAAGTTAGAAAATTAGAAGAACAGCTTTCTACTGCTACCAAAGAGGCAATTAAACTTCCTAAATCTGATGAAGAAATTGCCGACTGGTCAGAGAAATACCCAGATGTAGCAAAGATTGTTGAAACAATTGCTACTAAAAAAGCACAAGAACTGGATTCTTCACTTGAAAAACGCTTACAGCTTATTGCAGAGCGCGAAGCTGACGCTAATAGAAAGCGCGCTGAAGCTGAACTCCTTCAGCTACATCCTGATTTTGATGATATCAGAAATAGCGAAGATTTCCATTCATGGGTACAAGAACAGCCTACATGGGTACAAAATGCGCTATATGAGAATGAGTCAGATGCACGCGCAGCCGCACGCGCAATTGATTTGTACAAAATTGATAGCAATATTGCCGAAAAGAAAAGCAAGTCAACTAGACCTGATAAAGAAGCGGCTAAAGCTATTTCTTCCCGTAGTTCTAGCACGGTAGCTAGCACTAAAGAATCGCAGTCAAATCAATGGCGAGAGTCTGACGTAGCTAAAATGCGTCCACAAGAGTATTCTAAGTATGAAGAAGCTATTATGGATGCTATTCGTACCGGTAACTTTATTTACGATGTTTCTGGTGGCGCACGGTAAATTTTACTTTACAAACCGCCAAAAATATGGTACAAAATATATAAGAATATAAATAGCGGCCCCTTTTGGCAACCCGCACACATGCCCTACATAGCATATTTGGCATATTTTTGTTTTAGATTGTAACCCTGAGTGTAGCAGGGTATACGATTTTCTCTCCTTATAAACTACCCATGAGACGCTTAGCCCTGCTTGACGCAGTTACCTAAGTAGACTGGCCTTTAGAGTGTTCAGAAAATCGGTGTTTTTAGCCCTCATTTAGGAGAAATACGATGGCTTTTAAAACTGCCGCTGGATACGGTAATCTACCAAATGGCAACTTTAGCCCGGTAATTTACTCGCAAAAAGTCCAGCAAGCTTTCCGTAAATCTTCTGTCGCAGAGCAAATCACGAATTCCGATTATTTCGGTGAAATCGCAAACTTTGGCGATACTGTTCGTATCATTAAAGAGCCAGAAATCACCGTTAAGGAATACGCTCGTGGGACTCAAATTACCCCACAAGACCTCGACGACGAAGATTTTAGCCTTGTTGTAGACAAGGCCAACTACTTTGCATTTAAAGTAGATGACATTGAAGACGCGCACAGCCACGTTAACTTTGAATCATTGGCATCTGACCGTGCAGGCTACCGCCTTCGCGACCAGCATGACCAAGAAGTTCTCGGTTATCTGTCAGGTTATGCTCAGACTGCCCTCAGCACTGCTGCCGGTGCCGTAAACACAACTGTTTCCGGTTCTAAGGCTGTTGCAACGGCTGGTTCTGACGAATTGCTGACAAGCATGAAGCTTCGTAAAGACAGCTTTGGTAACATCACCACTGCTGGTGCTGCCGACCACTCAATTCCTCTAGCAGCACGTCTGCCTGGTGCAACTGCGCTCCCAACTCTGACTGCCTCACCATTGATGGTAATCGCACGTATGGGACGTAAGCTGGACCAGCAGTTTGTTGACTCAGATGGTCGTTGGTTGGTCGTTGACCCTGTTTTCGTTGAATTGCTGAAAGATGAAGACTCACGTCTTCTGAATGGCGACTTTGGCGGTTCTGGCCTTCAGGCTGGGCTTGCTATCGGTCGTATTCACGGCTTTGACGTTTACGTGTCAAACAACCTGCCAGTCGTAGGTGGAGGCCCAGACACAACTGGTACTGCTAACCAGAACACCGACTACGGTGTCATTGTTGCTGGCCACTCTTCAGCTGTAGCTTCGGCTTCACAAATTACGAAAACTGAGTCATATCGTGACCCAGATTCGTTTGCGGACATCGTTCGCGGTATGCACCTGTACGGCCGCAAAATCCTTCGTCCTGAAGGCATTGTAACGGCTAAGTACAACGCTGCTTAAGGGGGGGTAAACAATGGCTATTTTTGACATGACCTCATCAGCTACCGCTGGTGTAAATGCTAACTCCATTGCTGCTCTTCCAGCAAGCCGGCACGGCATGAACGTGCGCATGGTAGAAGCTATTCTCGACATTGAGAAAATTACTGGCTATTCGTGTACGAATGGTGATATCTTCGAGCTTCTGGAAATCCCTGCCAATACTATGGTTCTGTTCGCTGGTGCAGAAGTCCTGAAGGCCTTCAATGGTACTTCGCCAACCGTCGACATTGACTTCGGCGCAGGTGATGACATCATTGATGGTGGTGACGTAACTAGCACAGGTTTTCTGGCTCAGGGTACAAACGGTACAGCAATGACCACTTCTGGTACACTTGCTTTTGTTCAGCACGTAACTACCACTGATACGATTGACGTGAAACTGATTGCCGCTTCGGCGGACGTCACTGAAGGTCGTCTCCGTGTGATTGCTTGTGTAGCTGACACCAATGGTGCTCAGGAACTGGCAACTGAAGTAACACGCGACAACGCGTAAATAAAATAAGGGGGTAAGGGGAAACTCTTACTCCCTATAACTGTATGTAAGTTCCAGCATGGCCACATATCTTGATTTAACTAATGGTGTTCTTAATCGAATGAATGAGGTTGAACTTACAGCTTCTTCGTTTGCTAACGCTCGCGGTTTTCAAATTCAATGTAAAAACGCAGTTAATGATGCAGTAAATTATATAAATCAAAGAGAATTTGGCTGGCCATTTAATCATGCTA